ATGGACATTATTACTAATAAACTTGACGATGGGATCATTAAGCATCTTGATGAACTTATGAATCTTGATCCGGGAAGCGAACGCATGGATTCGGTTGTAAAGGATCTGGTTCAGCTCCACAAGTTGCGTATCGACGAGAAGAAGCTTGATCTTGAGATATCAAAGGCGGAATCGGAGGTTTCTGATAAGAAATCTCGCTTGGTTATTGATAGGAAAAAACTGTTCGTTGATATTGGCTTGGGCGCGGCTGAACTTGTCCTGCCGCTGACATTATACGGTGTGCTTTCCTATATCGGATTCGCAAGGGAATTTGATGGAGTGGTGTCGTCTGACACGCTTAAGAGAGTACTGAACAGCATCAGATCAAAAAAGTAACTATTTTACAGATGGTTCCGGTCAAGAGGACGTTATATACATGCCCTCTTGATTTTTACCGTATTCGCATCACTTGTTATTATACATTTATTCCGCGGTCGGATTATAAGAACTATTTATATTTTTATCAGCATTACTTGTAAATTGGATCAAGCTCCTGTTATGAGTATACTTTATAAAAGCATTGATATTTTTTATAAATCTGATTTCGGAGAATGTTATCTGAACTGTTTATTTAATTTCCTTATATTTTTATAAACACTACTTATAATGCGGTCGTATGAGTTTTATAAGAGTTTCTTATAAATCTATAAGAGAGTCTTATATTTACTCCTTGACTTATCAATACACCGCGCGAAATTTACAATTCATTTTATGACAGCGGATTTCCGCTGTTTATAAGGAGGGATACAAGAGTGCTCTTTATCTCGGAATACACTGGTTAAATCCGGTGATATATGGAGGTAAGAAATGAGCCGAAAAATTATCAGACCTGCCGGTCTGGAACTGTTACACTACATCAACGAGGGTTACCCTATATGCGGAACATGCGGTGCTTTAATGGATCTGAAAATACATTCAGAAAGCGACTACCGCTATGTCTGCCCTGGCTGTGGTCATGATATCGACACATCCGATTATCAATACGACAGCCCGGACGAGTGGACCCCGCAGATGGAAGAACTGATCGGCAGAATCGAAGATTGATATTTGGGCAGAGGAGAAGAGTTTGAATTCAGTTCAGGCACTTTTCCTTTTTTTTATTTTGGAGGTGTTCCTGTGCGGCAGCATTATGCCCCTCCGGATATTTATTTATCCATGTACGGCGAGTTATTTTTATGCGACCACCCGGTTTATGACCGCTGCACGCTTTATCGTATCGGCGGGCGCGGTCTGGCAGTCATTCAGCAGCGATTCGACGAGCTTACCAAATCGACTTTCTGGTGTGAAATAGACCCGTGGCTAACTGATGATATTTACCTTGATCCCGGTTTTTTCTCCTGTTTTGACGAGTATGCCGGAGAACTCAAAGATGGTTTATTCCCGACAATGACCGTTCGCCAGCTTATGTGGAGGCTTAAAATGAAGCCTCTTCCCAGAGAAATATGGGAAACTTCGTTCGATAGACGGCTATTGTGATATTTCAACCTTTTCATACGAACTCGCACGCGATTTTTACAGCCCATATTATGAGATACGGCATTTCGAAAGGAGAAAGGATATGGACGAATTGAACATCAGGTCTGCAATCATGACTGCGCTTGTTTCTAAGATCATAAAGTCCGCATTAAAGAAAAAGCTGGGATATGACATTGATATCCGGCTGAACAAATGCGGAGTTACTGTTCGGGACGGAAAGGCGCATTTCAGCATAGACGCGGACGGTGAGATCGCGATGGAAGATATTTTGAAGATCCTGAAAGGAGCTGGTATCGACTAGGTAGAAGCCCCTTACTGGGGCTTTTCCCTTTTGACCATTGATATTTTACAGGACATTGCCTGCTTACGTTCATGAGGGGCAAATGTGCGGATATTCTCAGTGAATGGGGCGGCATTTTTCTGGAGGTCGATTTTTGGCGTATTGCGGTTTTTATTCCTGTCCGGAGGGCACGCGAAATTTACAAGCTCTATTGTGAGAGGAGGTTAGCTCAGTTGGTCGAGCGCCGGGGATTTGATATTCTCGGAGACGTCGGTTCGAGTCCGGCACTTCCACTCTTCATTTTTACGAAAGGAGAATATTATGGACGAGGAGGAATTCAGGCGGATAATTGAGGATTATCGGCTGGACTGTCAGTTCCCGCAGCGGCTGTTCCGCAACGAGGAACGCTGTGAGAAAGCAAGCTGGAGTAATTGGGCGCTCGACGAACTTACCGCTTATGTTCATGCAAAGCAAAGGTGCGGTAAGGATATTCTAAGGGCTGTGACGGATTTTTCACGACTGATGAGAAAATATATGCGGCACTATCCAAGAACGCAGCGTATGTTTTTTATCGCCGCTGATGTGGCAGACGACATTGCAGATATTCTGCGATGCAGCTTTGTATCTAGCAGGACAGATATTTGAGGAGGAATTTATCATGACAAAACACGGACGAAATACGCACAGGGCGCTTCTGAAAGAGGTGATATCGAATGCGTGATGTAAAGGTCTTTCTTTCTGGCGTTTGTTCGGCGGCTGCGGTCGCTGGTATCATCGGGACAGCGGTTTCGGCGGTGGCTGCTACGCCTAAGGCTATTGATATTTTGGATAAGGCGGAACGTGATAAAGGCTGCGAACTTGGTATTCCGGAAAAGGTTCGGGCTGCATGGACTGCTTATATTCCTGCTGCCGTCATCGGGCTTTCATCAGCAGCCTGCGTTATCGGAGCGAGCGTTCTGAACAATAAGGCGCGGATATCTGCCGCTGGTGCTTATGCGGCTGTTTCACAAGCTTATGAACAGTACAGGTTGAAAAATACTCAGCTCAACGGGCGGGACGCTCATCAGAGGGTTCTTGATTCCATAGCTGCGGAGAAATCAAATGGCGAGGGTATCGGTGCTATGGATATTTGCGGAGGGTCTACGCTTGATTTCGGCGACATTGACGAGGAGGTGCTATTCTGGGATTCTTATTCGGAAAGGTATTTTACATCCACCGTCAGCCGGGTGCTTCAGGCGGAATACCATTTCAACCGGAACTATGTTCTGCGGGGGTCTGCCTCCATCAACGAACTATATGAGTTCCTCGGCATATCCGGAATAGAGCATGGCGATGATATCGGTTTCACGATATCCACCGGACTGGACTGGGTAGATTTCGACCACCACAAGGCTGTTCTGGACGATGGTCTGGAAGCTCATGTCATTGATATTTCGTTCCTGCCGGAGCCTCTGGAGGATCAATAACCTGGCACGCGAATTTTACAAGTTCTTTAATGAAAGGAGGTGTGGCTCATGAACGGAAAGATGATAAAGGTCATCGGCGGGGCTGCAACAGTTCTCGGATTACTGGCGACAGTAGTCGGCAACTGGGTGCAGGAACGCACGATGGAAATTACTATCGACGAAAAAATCGAGCAGGCACTTAACGGCAAAGAAAATACTGACGAAGAGGAAGAAGAAAACGAAGATGAGGAGGAGTCCTGAGGGGCTCTTTCTCTTTTGTTTTCGCATTGATATTATGAAAGGAGAATACTCATGGCAGACACTAAAAACATCATCAAGACCGTTGGAGCGGCTGTATCAAAGCACGCTCCGGAACTTCTCACCGCATTTGGTATCGCAAATATGTTCACCGGAGTGGTTCTGGCGGTCAGGGCTACTCCTAAGGCTCTTGATATTCTGGGCAAGGCTGAGGAGGAAAAGGGCGGTGAGCTTTCAAAAACTGAGATCATCGCTGACACCTGGAAGGTTTATATTCCTGCGGCGGCGTTTTGTCTGGTTTCGGTTGTGTGCTTCATCGGCTCGAACGCTGTGAATAAAAACCGCTGCGCGGCTCTTACTGCCGCGTACACTCTTTCTGAGACTGCATTCCGCGAATATAAGGACGAGGTGCGGGAGGTCGTCGGTGAACAGAAAGAACAGGAGATACACACCAAGACTGTTCAGAAGAAAATAGACCGCGATCCGGTGAGTCCTGAAAAGATATCTGAGGGAGAGGCTCTCATACTTCCGGACGGGGAGCGCACGCTTTGCTACGACGCTTTCGCCGGAAGATATTTTTATTCCGACCGCGCGAAGATAGACAAGGCGGTGAACGAACTCAACCATGATATTCTTACGGACGATTTTGCTTCACTGAACGATTTCTATGACCTCGTTGGTCTGGAACGAACAAAGATGGGCGATATGCTCGGATGGTCGGCGCGCGGAGGGTTGTTTACTGTAAACGCACGTTACAGCTCGCACCTTGCGGCTAACGGTCAGCCCTGTCTGGCGGTTTCGTTCAATGTTGCGCCTAAGTATGAATATAATTGATATTTTGGGGAGGTCTGCAAATGGAAAACTATCCGTCCAACTCTCACAAGTCTCGGCTCGCTGCTGAAAATGATATTCAGAAGCCTGAGGAAAAGCGCGTTGCCGGAAAGGTCATCAACGGCAATGTTCGGACTGAGAAAAAAAGCTGGTTAAAGAAAATACTCGGCGTTTTCACCTCGGATGATATTTCCGACGTGAAAAGCTACGTTATATACAACGTCATCGTTCCTGCCGTCAAGCGGACTATCAGCGACGCAGTGGATGTGACCCTCAATGGCGAGGCGGGGCGGAAGAGAAACCGTTCCGCCTCTTCCTATATGGGTTCATATCGCGGTGGATATTTGTCAAGGGAGGAGCCAGACAGCCGCCGCAGTGAATTCCGCGACCCATATGAAATAGAGGATATTATCCTTGACAGCTACGGCGACTGCGAGCTTGTTCTCGACGAGATGAACGCCACCATTGAACGCTACGGGCTGGTGAGCGTATCTGACCTGTATGATATGCTCGGCAAATCCGGTGGAACTCACGCTGACTGCAAGTATGGCTGGAACAGTCTGAGAACAGCGCGTATCGTTCCAGTGCGGAACGGCTTCGCTCTCAGGCTCCCGCGGATAATCCCGCTCAACTGAGGAGGTTGATATTATGCCTTACGGCTACAACGTGCCGAATGGATATTTCGGGCTGGTGGACGGGGATTATATCCTGTTCGCCACTGAAGAGGAATACTACGATTTTCTTACAGAAAGGAACGAACTTAAATGACACGATTTGATATTCTTGACACCGCCGGAGAGATAGTCGGCGGTCACAGGGTCACTGACTACGGAGAGCCGGAGGATAATTTCGGCGTTATTGCGCGGCTGTGGTCCGCTTACCTCGGCATTGATATTTCTGAGGTGGATGTTTCGATGCTGATGGTTCTGTTCAAGGCAGGTCGGATAAAGTCCGGCACGGCGACCGAGGACAGCTTCGTTGATATCTGCGGGTATGCCGCCTGCGGCGGGGAGATAACTGCGATGAAAACGCTTTGCAAGCCAAGAGTTATTGCTGATATTCCTATCTCTGACCGGCACGTGTACGACAACGTTCTGGAAAGAATGGAGGCACTGATATCCAGGCATGGGTGTGTAAGCATAAACGCCGTTCGGGATGTGCGTGGGGTTCCCAGCGTCAGAGAAGAATTATCCATTGATTATGGTTGGAGAACCACAAACGGCGTTGAACTCCGCACAGAGAACGGAAAATATTATATGCATTTCCCTGCCGCTGAATATATCGGCTCTGATAAACACAATAATTGATATTTACAGGAGGGACTTTTATGTCTAATAAGATATTTGAGAGCGCTAAGGGTGCTCTGAGCAAGTTTGGGTTTACTGTTAAGAAGCACAGCCCGGCTATACTTATGACCGTTGGTATCGGCGGTGTTATTGGCGGCGCTGTTATGGCGTGCGTTTCAACAACAAAGGTCAGCAGAGTGCTCGCTGCAAGAGAAGAGCAGCTTTCCTCGGTTGATATGGTACTCAACGATGAGAACAAGACTGAGGTTTATACAGAGGAGGACGCTCGCAGGGACAGGCTGACTATTAACGTCCAGAGCGGCGCTAAGCTGGTTCTGCTGTACGCTCCGGCGGTGGCGGTGGAATTCGGCGCTATCGCGTGTATTCTGGCTTCCCACGGTATCATGAAGAAGAGAAACGCGGCGCTGTCTGCGGCTTATATGGCTGTTGACGCAGGCTTCAAGAGTTATCGCAAACGCGTGGCTGATAAGTTCGGCGCCGACGCTGAGCGTGATATTGCTCTTGATATTTCTCAGGAGAAAGCTGATATCGTTGAAAAAGATCCCGATACCGGCAAGGAGAAGAAATCTAAAAAGACCGTTGGGAAGATATCCGAGGGTCTGGGCGGAAGTCCCTATGCCATGATATTCTCCGCCGATACTGCACAGGCATGGGAAAAAGACCACGACTACAATATGATGTGTCTGCGGGCAGAACAGCAGTACGCCACCGACAGGCTCAGGGCGCGCGGATATTTATATCTCAATGAGGTATATGAGCGGCTCGGTGTTGACGGCACGAAAATGGGGCAGATAGTCGGCTGGGTGTATGATCCTGATAACCCCGAATACGACAACTACGTTGACTTCGGAATAAAGGAAACTGAAACGGCTGATGGTCCGGTGATATCTCTTGACTTCAACGTTCAGGGTAATATTCTTGACCTGATGTAAGGAGGAATTGATATTTATGAAAATCGTCAAGGGAATTGCCGGCATACTGTCCGGACTCGGGTTTCTGTTTACTCTGGGATCAATAGGGACTATTGATTTCGTGCTTGAGAGCGGTGCTGTGCTTTCCCCGCAGGACGAGCTTACCGCTTTTATTAAGGCTGGGTTCGGAATGCTGGTTTTTGTAGGCTCGCTGATATTTATTGGTCTTGTCGAGGAATATGAGCAGTGGAAGCAGGAAGCTGATATTTCAGCGGAAAAGCGATATATGAGGAGGAACGAAAGATGAAGAATCTGTTGATATTCTGTCTTGGTGCAGCTGTTGGCGCTGCGGGGACTTATATTCTCATGAGGAAAAAGCACGAGGAGCTTCTGAGGGAAGAGGTCGAATCAGTTAAGGAGGCTTACCGTGCTAAGGCTGATATTCCGGAAGAGCCGAAGGAGGGTTCCGAGGATATTCAGAAGCCCCGGTTTTCGGACAAGCCCGACGACCTTATGGAATACTACAAGACCATCGAAAAGAACAGGTACGATACGGCGGAAAAGTCTGCTGATATCCCGGAGGCGGCTCATGTCATTCCTCCGGACAGCTTCGGAGAACTGGACTACGACCAGATATCGCTCAACTACTGGGCGGACAAGGTCCTGACTGACGAGGGCGATAATGTCATCGAAGCGCCGGAAACTATCATCGGAAGCAAGGCTCTCGGAAGCTTCGGCACATATGAGGACGACTCGGTCTATGTCCGCAACGACGAACTTCGCGTGGATTACGAGATACTTCTTGACACTCGCACATTCGCCGAGTATCAGAGAAAGACTTCTGGCTGAGGTAATGCTCATGAGGCTGAATGATATTCCGAGGCTGTATTCCTGTTGGCTGTCTACATTGATATTTGGAGATAAAAGGCACCGATACTCAAAGCTGCTTGATATTCTTCACGTCACGCCATTTCGGTATGTTCTGGATATGGACAAAAATCGCGAGATGGATGGCATTGCTCTTCGTTATCGCTTCGGTCACGAGAACGATATTCCTGGTGATGTTGTTTCCGCGGCTATGGGCAATATTCCGTGCAGCGTCTTGGAAATGATGATCGCACTGTGCATCAGGTGCGCAGAGCAGATAATCGACGACATTGATATTCAGCCCCTTATGGAGCGTATGTTCATGGAAATGCTGGGCTCGCTCGGTCTGGCGGAACAGACTGATATTTGCTTCGATTCTGCATACTGCGCTGATATTCTGGAGCGCTTCCTTGACCGCAGATATTCACAGGACGGGCGCGGGGGGCTGTTTGTCATTTCGCGCCCCGGGGTGGATATGCGCAGGGTTGATATTTGGTACCAGATGTGCTTCTACCTTGACGGACTGATATTTTAGGAGGAATTCTAATGACTAAGAACTACAATTACTACCTTGTTAATGCTGATATTTCCCGCTTCGCAAAAAAGCAGGCGGGAGTCAATTTCCGTGCCGGACTTCGCAAGGGTGTCATGCTCGGCGGAGCGGCACTGATATTTTCGGTGCTTGTTCTTGCTGTTGAGAAGCAGCAGGCTGATATTTCAGCACTTAGAGAGCGTGTAAGTCAGTTGGAGGCTGATATTCCGAATGACCAGCACGGCTGATATTCTGGTGGCTCCGTTTATATTTTCGAAAGGAGGTGGGTGCGATGCTTGATTTCATGATGGTCGCGACAAGGAGCGTGAAAAAAGATCTTGTGGAGATATATCCTAAGTTTATCATACGCAAAACCGATGACCTTATGATCAGAGGCGGGGATTTCTACGCAATATGGGTCAGCGACCGCGGTATGTGGTCAACTGACGAGCAGGACGCTCTCCAGCTTATCGACCGGGAACTCGATGGATATTTGCGAGATAACTCCGCGCGCTTCGAGGGGTGCAACGTCAGGGTCCTGCATATGTGGGACAGCGACTCCGGCATGATTGACTGCTGGCACCGTTACTGTCAGAAACAGATGCGAGACTGCTTCCACACTCTGGACGAGAAAATTATATTTTCGGGGGATCCGTTTGAGAGAACCGATTACTCTAGCAAGCGGCTGCCTTACCCGCTGGCTCCCGGTGATATTTCCGCTTATGACAGGCTTATGTCGGTGTTATATTCTCCGGAGGAGCGCAGAAAGCTTGAATGGGCGATTGGGGCTATCGTTACCGGGGATTCCAGGACGATACAGAAGTTCTGCGTGCTTTACGGCGCTGCTGGTACCGGTAAGTCCACGGTGCTGAACATCGTGCAGAAGCTCTTTGAGGGGTATTATGCGGTCTTCGATGCGCGGGCGCTGGGGTCGTCCAACAATGCGTTCGCACTGGAGGCGTTTAAGTCTAATCCGCTAGTGGCTATTCAGCATGACGGTGATCTGTCACATATCGAGGATAATACCAGGTTGAATAGCCTTGTTTCGCACGAACTTATGACCGTGAACGAAAAGTTCAAGTCGGCATATGCAAGTAGCTTCAAATGCTTTCTGTTTATGGGAACTAACAAGCCGGTCAGGATAACTGACGCAAAATCCGGATTAATACGCAGGCTCATTGATATTTCTCCATCAGGAAACAAGCTGCCATCGGGGGAGTATCACTCTTTGATGAAGCAGATTCCGTTTGAACTGAGCGGGATTGCATATCATTGTCGTGAGGTATATCTTGCTGACCCGTGTTACTACGATGACTATATTCCAACGGAAATGATGGGAGCGTCAAACGATTTTTACAATTATATCTTGGATGCTTATAGTAGCTTTCTTAAAGACGATAGCACCACCCTCCGCTCAGCGTGGGAACGTTATAAAACGTGGTGTGAAGACACCAAAGTCGCATATCCGTATTCTCAGCGTGTTTTCAAGGAAGAACTGAAGAATTATTTCCGAGAGTACATTGAACGCAGCGTCACGGACGATGGAACGCGAGTCAGAAGTCTGTATAAAGGATTTCTTGCTGATCGTTTTGAAAAAGGGAAACCGAACTCGGCAAATGAGTTAAAACCTCCCGGTTTACCGTTGTGGCTGGTGTTTGGTGAGAATGCATCGGGCTTTGACAAGGACTTCTGCGACTGTCCAGCGCAATACGCCTCAGAGAAAGACACCCCAATTAAACCATGGGATAATGTGACCACCAAACTCAGTGATATCGACACCAGTCGTGTGCATTATGTCAAAGTGCCTGAAAACCACATTGTCATAGATCTTGATATCAAGGGGGACGATGGAACAAAATCCCGTGAACTGAACCTCAAGGCAGCTTCCGAATTTCCGTCTACCTATGCTGAATACAGCAAGAGCGGAAGCGGGATTCATCTGCATTATAATTACACGGGGGATGTAACAAAGCTGAGCAGGGTATTTGCCGAACATATCGAAATAAAGGTATTCACTGGCAAAAGCTCGCTCAGAAGAAAACTGACGGAATGTAACAGCCTGCCCATCGCTGAGATAGGTTCCGGGCTGCCAGTGAAAGGAGAGAAGAACTTGGTCAATTTCAAAGGATTGAATAGTGAACGAGCGCTTCGCACGTTCATAAAACGAAACCTCAATAAAGAGTATCATCCGGGCACAAAGCCCAGCGTTGATTTCATCTATAAGGAACTAGAAGAGATGTACGGCAGCGGCAAAGGGTATGATGTTTCTGACCTGCAAAATGACGTGCTTGCATTTGCTGCCCAAAGCACAAATCATGCAGATTACTGTCTGAAACTCGTTGCTAAAATGCACTTCAAATCCGATGAGCCATCTTTGTCATCAGATTGTTCAGACGAAAGCACACCTCTGATATTCTTTGATATTGAGGTGTTCCCTAATCTATTCCTGATAAATTGGAAAAAAGCAGGTGACGGAAATAAGGTCGTCCGTATGATAAACCCCAAACCTGCTGATGTTGAAGAACTGCTCCGTTTTAGGCTTGTTGGCTTTAATAACAGACGGTACGACAATCATCTTGTTTATGCAAGGCTTATGGGGTATGACAACGAGCAGCTTTACCAGCTTTCTCAGAAGATTATAACTGAGGGCAAAGGATTCTTTGGAGAAGCTTACAACATATCATACACCGATGTGTATGACTTTTCCAGTAAGAAACAGTCCCTGAAAAAGTTCGAGATCGAGCTTGGAATACATCATCAGGAGCTGGGACTTCCGTGGGACAAGGCCGTTCCCGAAGATATGTGGGATAAGGTCGCCGAGTACTGTGACAACGATGTTCTTGCGACAGAAGCAGTTTTCAATGACAGAAAGGCTGATTTCATAGCAAGGCAGGTTCTGGCAGATATTGCGGGAATGACTGTAAACGACACTACCAATTCGCTTACCACCCGTATCATATTCGGAAATAATCGTGATCCGCAGAATAAATTCAACTACCGCTTCCTCGGTGATGATGTTCCGGAGGGAGAAGTTACCCATAAATTCTCGTGGACAGACCCTTATACAGTTTTCGACAAGCAGGGGCGCCCACATTTTCCAGGGTATACCTTTGAGCGCGGTGTATCTACTTATCGTGGAGAGCAGGTCGGAGAAGGCGGATATGTATGGGCTAAGCCGGGAATATACGGTGACGTCGCGCTGCTGGACATTGCTTCAATGCATCCGTCAAGCGTGGTAGCGGAGAATTTGTTCGGTGATGAATACACATCGCGTTTCAAGGATATTCTGAACGCTCGCATTGCGATAAAGCATAAGGAGTTCGACAAGGCGCGGTCCATGCTGGGAGGAGTTCTTGCGAAATATCTGAAAGACGAAGCGTCCGCCGATGACCTTGCACAGGCACTTAAAATCGCTATCAATTCGGTTTACGGACTCACAGCTGCGAAGTTTGATAACCCGTTCCGTGATCCACGCAATGTTGACAACATCGTTGCAAAGCGCGGTGCGCTGTTCATGGTAAACCTCAAGCATGAGGTAGAGGCGCGCGGGTTCGTAGCAGCGCATATCAAGACGGATAGTATCAAGATACCCAACGCGACGCCAGAAATAATTGCTTTTGTACAGGAGTATGGCAGAGCATACGGCTATAACTTTGAGCACGAAACTACATATGAGCGTATGTGCCTTGTCAATGATGCGGTGTATATTGCAAAATATGCTGGCGTAGAACACTGCAATTCTCTTTATGGCGAAACATATGTTAGCAGCGAAAAAGATATATGCAAAGGAAACAAGAAGCACCCGGTAGAATGGACTGCAACCGGTGCTCAGTTTCAGGTTCCGTATGTCTTCAAAAAGCTGTTCACTAAGGAAGATATCATCTTTGATGATATGTGTGAGACTAAATCCGTAAGCGGTTCTATATATCTTGACATGAACGAGAATTTGCCGGATGTTTCGGCTCTGGAGGCTGAGCAGGAAAAACTGTGGAAGCAGGTAAATGACACGAGCAGGCTAAAAGAGTCTATGGAATCAGAATGTGCACGAATAGATAAACTCGCAAGTCTTATTAGTGAAGGGCATAGGTACCACTTTGTCGGTAAAGTCGGACAGTTCTGTCCGATCAAGCCGGGATGCGGCGGAGGCGTTCTTCTGCGTGAGAGTGACGGCAAATATTCTGCGGTTGGCGGATCAAAAGGATATCGCTGGCTTGAGTCAGAAATGGTAAAACAGCTAGGCAGGGAAAACGACATCGACAGAAGCTACTATGATAATCTGGTGAACAGGGCTGCTGAAACCATAAGTTCATACGGAGATCTGGAACAGTTCCTCTCAGACGATTCCGTCACTAATGCAGAACCAGACTGGCCGCCAGCAGATACCGTTCCCCACGGAATGCCCTGCGGAAGGGATAAGTGCACCGGATGCCCGAATTTCACACAAAACAATAATGACATTGACTGCAAGCTCGGATATGACGTGTATCCGTTCTGATCAAGGAGGAAAACACTATGAATATAACTTTTGCGCCGGAAGGCATTTTACAGATCGATGATGCAAGACTGGTTTTCAGGAACTTTTCCGGTACCCGCGGGAAATACTGCAAGGAGGGCGAGGGTGACTTTGCGGTCGTGATCCCTGATGAGAAGACAGCGGAGGAGCTTAATCACAGAGGGTGGAATGTTGTCATTCGTCCTCCGCGCGAGGAAGGCGAAGAACCGTTCAGATTCCTTAAAGTAAAGTTCAAGCTGGACAGCGACAATCTGCGTATCTACCTTGATTCGAACGGGCGCAGCAATCTCCTCAGCCGTGAGTGCTATGGAATGCTTGATAACATTGACATTATAAAGGCTGACCTTGACGTCAGACCTTTCAGATGGGAAAAGAACGGCGCCGCTGGGATAAGCGCGTGGCTCAATGTTATACGCATCACTCAGCGTGTAGACAGATTTGCCGACAGGGACGTTCTGTAATGCAGCTTTATGACTATCAGCTCGACGCAGTTCGCAGAATGAAGAACGGCTGCATTCTGTGCGGAGGGGTAGGCTCTGGAAAATCACGCACAGCGCTTGCTTATTACTTCATAAAAAACGGCGGAGAACTTGGTGATGAATATTATCCCATGTCTGATCCGCCGCAGGATCTGATAATAATTACAACAGCGCGGAAGCGCGACACACTGGAATGGGAGGGCGAATGCGCGCCCTTCCTCATTTCTCCGGACAGGAGTGTGGGTCTGTATCAGCACCGGGTTATTATAGATTCCTGGAACAACATAGGAAAATATAAGGACAAGCAAAACTCGTTCTTTATATTCGATGAGCAGCGCGTTGTCGGTCATGGCGAGTGGGTAAAGTCGTTCCTAAAGATCACAAAGAATAATGACTGGATATTGCTGTCTGCAACGCCCGGCGATTCGTGGCAGGATTACATTCCAGTCTTTATCGCAAATGGCTTCTACAAGAACAGAACACAGTTTAACAGCGAGCATATTGTTTGGGATCACCACGTCAAATTTCCAAAGGTTGATCGGTATATAAATACAGGACGATTGATACGGCTGAGAAACTCAATTCTGGTTGATATGGATTTTCAGAGAAAGACAACTCCTCATCATGTTGAGATTTACACAGACTATGACCCAGCTGACTATAAAAGGATTCTTCGTGACAGGTGGAACATCTGGGACGAAAGACCGCTTGAAACGGGCGGTGAATTGTGTTATGCCCTCAGACGGCTTGTGAATTCTGATGAGTCCCGGTCAAGAGCCGTGATGGATATACTGGCAGATCACCCTAAGGCTATCATTTTTTACGGCTTTGATTACGAGTTGAATATTCTCAAGCATTTGCCTTATATGGAAGGAACAGTCGTGTCAGAGTGGAATGGACACAAGCATCAGCCGGTGCCTGACGGTGACGCGTGGGCATATCTGGTTCAGTATACTGCTGGCTGCGAGGGATGGAACTGTATAAAAACTGATACCGTGATATTCTACTCACAGAATTACAGCTACAAGGTCATGGAACAGGCAAGCGGACGAATAGACCGCCTGAACACGCCGTTTTCAGATTTGTACTACTACCATCTGAAATCTCATGCCTCAATAGATGTTTCAATATCCCGCGCCCTGAAAGCAAAACGCGACTTCAATATCGGGAGGTTTGTAAACACGCACAAATAGCAACGGCTATTATGGAAAGGAGGTAAAATCTATGAAAGAATTTATTGCTACCAGCAATCGTCAGCTTGGCGAGTGCATACGGCTGTTGAGTTCATATGGATTAAACGGTAGGTTCAGCACAACATTCAATAAAAAAGGGCATATCGTATTTCATATATGGGTCGACATTGATGATGCGCTTTATGCCGAGCTGAAAATGCGGTATGCGTGCATGATTTCATAGCACAAGCTGTCTATGACAGGGTAAGGGGCTGTAACAAGCCCTTTACTTTTTGTTTTATCTGTGATATAATAGGTTCAAAGATACCCATTGATGCGTCAAGGAGGTGGTTGTGTGAAAATTAAAGTTGATGTTGCAGAGCCTGTTAAACAGAAAGACGGAACATGGAAGCTTGAATGCCGACAGGAGTATCAGGAGATTTCTGACCTTGGACGTGAAGAGGTGATGTGCAATATGTGCGGATGCAGACAGTATCCTGAATGCAAAAAACAGTGTGATATTTATGTCAGGAAAACGCTTGCATCCGTTAAAAAAGTAATCTAAAATTCGATAAAGTCATATTATTAAGTGAGGACCGTAACTGCAACGGTCCTTTTCTTTTTGGAGGAATAAGAATGCTTGAAATCATAGAAACTGTAACCATGTCACCGCGGCAGTACAAGGTCGTTATAGAGGGCATGCGCAATCCAATGAATAGCTGGGGTAAGTCTGACAGCCGCTGTGTAGGGCATTATACGGTCAGTGGATGCGACGAGTTCGTTATGGGAGACAATGACCTTGTCTTAATGAAGAATCTTGCTTCTCTGCCGCCGGAGCACGCTAAATATAGGAGAATGATGCCGGTCTGGGTAACGATAAATGCTCCTTTGTATTGGTGGAAGCAGTTCGACACTTACCAGATAGGCAGGGTGAGCAATTCATGCTCTACAATGCACCGTATTGCAAGTAAGCCGTTTGTCTTATCCGACTTCTCTCATGAACATCTGACAAAAGATAATCCGTGGCGTGATAAGGAAGCTCATAGAAACTGCTCCGGTGCCGAAATGCTTGAAAAATATGTTATACCTGTACTTAACCACTACCGCGAGCTTTATCTTGAAACTCACTCGGAAACACACTGGTGGCAGATGATCCAACTCTTGCCGTCGTCATATAATCAGCGCAGGACAGTTTTTCTTACTTATGAAACTCTGAGCAACATCTTTCGACAGAGAAAGAACCACAAGCTTGACGAGTGGCATGAATTCTGTGACTGGATAGGCACACTTCCCTATCCGGAGCTTATTACAACGGAGGTGAGAACTGATGGCATTTCTCGGTGATCGGAATGATGGCAACCACAACGAACACGGGTATCCAGACCCTACTGCTTCTGCGGTAATTCGGAAACTTTCTTCCGAAGAGTATCGTTTGCATAAGCTGTTAAAGGTAATCTTCATGTCTTGCGAACTCGCGGGATTTGAGCTTGAAGGACGCATAACGCTGGTCGATAAGCGTACCGGAAATAAGTACGACTAATTCTACGCCAAGAGGTCAACGCCTCTTGGTTTTTGCTAGAAATTGCATATGAAATACGCGTTTTTGCTGTTTATTGCCCATTTGCCCACTTTTGTTTGTAAGTAATGCGATAAAAAATGTAATATTAATTATAAATATTCTCGCTTAATATGGGAAAGTGGGCTAAAAATGACACAAATAAGTATTGACAATCACAAATGTTCTTGCTATAATTAGTCAAGACACGCTGAGCGCGTCAAAGGGTATAGGGGGAGGCAATAAACTTACACCCCATGCCCTATCGCGGCGGTCTTCAAAAAATCTCCGGAGGGATTTTTTTCACAGAAGATATCTAAGGCAACTGATTTTTTGATTTGGAGGATTTTATTTATGAGAAAAATGACTATTGTGTTGGCTTTGGGTACTGTTTTGTTGTGTGCAGGGTGTTCAGGGGGAAATAACACATCTAGCAGCGTAACTGACGTTGTTTCTGGTTCCGGCGCTTCTGAGTCCAATGCTGCTGATGGTGCTTCTGTTGGAGATATCACTGATGAGAGAAGTAATGAAGCTTCGGTTTCTCTGGCGGATATGCTGCCGGACGCTTCGGCTATATTCGAGGGTGCAACGTTTAACGTTATAAGTGATGGCGCGAAATTGTACTGCTTTACGGTGGACGGGTACGAGGACGGCGATTATGAGAAATATGTTGACGAGTGCAAGAAGACTTTTACGGATGTGAAGTTTGATATTTACACCGATAGCAACAATAAATTTGAGGCTAAGACTGAGGATGGCAAATATTATGTCTCAGTTCAGCTGATTTTTGAGCAGCATTCTTTTACTGTAACATGCGGCGTTAGCCGTACATGACATCTGGCATGGCTTGACATTGGCATATATAATGGGTGGATGCATTGCCGTGATTACCATTTATATGCTTGCACGTAAAATGTATCGTTTGCCTATTTTAGGCACGCGAAAAATACATGGACTTTTATGAAGAGAGAGTAGAAACTGCTCTTTTATGCCTTTGCGATCGTAAAAAATCGCAGGGGCTTTTTATTTTTTCTGAGAAAGGACGAAAACATCATGGCTCGGAGTGCTCGGCTGGAGAGCGGGTTTCAGGACAGGCTTATAAAGCGTATTAAGGCACTCCTGCCGGGGTGCTTTGTATTCAAGATGGACCAGGTTCAGGGAATCCCCGACCTACTGATATTATTTGGTGGTCGTTGGGCTTCGCTTGAATGCAAGCGTTCTTCCTCTGCACAGCATCAGCCTAATCAGAACTACTACGTTGGACTGATGGATACGATGTCCTTTTCGCGGTTCGTATATCCTGAGAATGTTGGCGAGGTGCTCGGTGAGCTTTATGAATTTATGACCGGGTAGTGTGGAAAGGAGGACCGATACAGATGGCTAAAGTAAAATGCAGGTCGTGCGATATCTGCGGCGGAAAAGCATTTCACAAAGCTTAGGGAGAGGTATGAACGACAGATCAAGTATCTACTGATTGAGATATCGGGTCTCCGTGAAAAGAACAGTATTCTTGAACAAGAGAATCGAACCCTTATAAAACAGGTTGAAACTTACCGGGAACTCCTTGGCGTTGAGGTCGATGATATGAAAAGTCGACGTGAACGCTTGGAAAGATCGGACAAGCTGCTGGCAGAACTGTTTACAGCTATCAACTTAACTCGCTGACAATCTGGCCACTCGGCTGACGAACCTCGTTTATATTCTGCGTAATTCAACGATGATAGTCGATTTGCCATATGGAGCATCAACAAAAAAATACTGATACAAAAACCCTTAAGGTAGCAGGAACACCTTGAGGGTTTTATTTTTACATTGAAAGGAGGGCTAAAATGAACCATATGAAAACCAATATTTTCTCGGTGGTCATGGCTCTGATAATAACTCGGGGGGCGTTGGCGGCGTTTAGTAAAACGACTAAGAAATCCGCAGAGTCATTCGGCAATTACAGCCGTGCTTGCAGAGGGGAGGCGCGTGATGACCTTTAACGATCATTCAAGACTTGCTGGTCAGCACGCGTTTCTTGGTGCAAGCAAATATCACTGGATAAACTACGACGAGGCAAAAGTCGCTGACACGTTTATCAAGGCTCAGGCGGTCGCGCGCGGGACTACACTCCACGAGTTCGCGGCTCAGTGCATAAGGCTGGGTCAGAAGCTACCTAGGTCGCACCAGACGCTTAACTCCTATGTCAACGACGCTGTGGGCTTCAAAATGACTCCGGAGCAGGTGCTTTACTACTCGGAAAACTGTTTCGGCACGGCGGACGCTATTTCTTTCCGGAACAATTTTCTGCGTATTCATGACCTTAAGACCGGTGTTGTTCCGGCACATATGGAGCAGCTCGAAATATATGCGGCGCTGTTCTGTCTTGAATACCGGGTAAAGCCGATGGATATTTCGATGGAACTGCGTATCTATCAGAACGACGATGTTCTTATCTCTGTTCCTGAATCGGAATGTATTCTTTCAATAATGGACAAGATAACCGCTTTCGACAAGGTCATAAGTAAACTCAGAGAACAGGAGTGTTAAGCAATGGAACAGAACGATGATATTCTGATACACTATGGAATGCCAAGGCGCTCCGGGCGGTATCCGTGGGGTTCGGGCGAAGATCCGTACCAGCACAGCGGCGATTTCCTTTCAAGAGTGAACGAACTTAAGGCGGCGGGGCTTACTGAAAAGCAGATAGCTGATTCGTTCGGTATGTCTACTACCGAACTTCGGGCGCAGAAGTCTGTCGCTTCCGATGAGCAGCGCGCACTTAAGGTCGCAGAGGCAAAGTCGCTGCGAGACAGGGGACTTTCGTTTGCACAGATAGCTGAGAAGATGGGATACTCTAATGACAGCTCGGTACGGTCACTTCTCAACACAAACTCTGAAGCGAAGATGAAGCAGGCTAAGTCTACTGCTGAATTCCTTAAAAAGCAGATAGCTGAAAAGGGAATGATAGACGTTGGCTCGGGGGTGGAGAGAACTCTTGGAGTTTCGCAGGAGAAACTCAAGGAAGCACTCTATATGCTTGAACTGGAGGGTTACAATGTCTACGGCGGGCGCGTTCCGCAGGCGACGAATGCTGGAAAGTTCACGACCCTTAAAGTGGTCTGCCCTCCGGGGACGGAACACAAGGATATTTACAACTTCGAGAATATTCATTACATAGACAACTACGTTTCACATGACGGTGGGGACACGTTCGACAAGAAATGGGTCTATCCGGCAAGCATGGACTCCAGCCGTATCAAGGTACGCTACGCGGAGGACGGCGGCGTTGACAGGGACGGTCTTGTAGAGATACGCAGGAATGTCTCCGATCTGTCGCTTGGGGAGTCGAGATATGCACAGGTGCGCATACTCGTGGACGGAACACACTATGTCAAGGGCATGGCAGTATACAGCGATGATATGCCGGACGGCGTTGACATGATATTCAACACCAACAAGAAGAAAGGGACTCCGCTTTGCGGCGACAAGAGCAACACCGTTCTGAAGCCGATAAAGAATGACCCGGACAACCCCTTTGGCTCCCTTATCAAAGAGGGTGTTGACGACCCGGATACTGGCTCTAAGGGCGGCGGTCAGAGTTATTACTACGACAAGGACAGAAACAAGAAGCTGTCGCTTATTAACAAGCGAGGAAGCGAGGGAGACTGGGGAGAATGGGCGGACAATCTGCCGAGCCAGTTCCTTTCAAAGCAGAATATGTCGCTGATAAGAAAGCAGCTTGACCTTGCGGCTTCGGAAAAGCAGGCAGAGTTTGATGAGATATGCTCGCTGAATAATCCGACTGTCAAGAAAGCTCTGCTGAAGTCGTTTTCGGACGATTGCGACGCTGCGGCTGTCCATCTCAAGGCGGCAGCGCTCCCACGGCAGCAATATCAGGTGATACTGCCAGTCCCGTCAATGAAAGACAACGAGGTGTATGCCCCGAATTTCAGGAACGGCGAGCAGGTGGCGCTGATACGCTATCCGCATGGCGGAACCTTTGAGATACCTATTCTCACAGTAAACAACAAACAGGCGGACGCACGCAAGATGATGGGCACAAATCCCCGGGACGCGGTGGGTATAAACAAGAAAGTTGCCGACCGTCTTTCCGGTGCTGACTTTGACGGTGACACCGTAATGGTGATACCCTGCGGAGGCAAGGTACGGATATCCTCGCAGCCTGCGCTGAAAGGACTGGAGGGATTTGACCCGAAGCTTGAATACGGAGGCAGGGAAAAGGGTACATTCAAGCCGATGAAGAACACCCAGACCGAGATGGGCAAGATATCCAACCTTATTACGGATATGACGCTTAAGGGCGCTACTTCAGACGAACTTGCCCGTGCCGTCAGACACTCTATGGTGGTAATAGACGCAGAGAAGCACGGTCTTGATTACAAGCAGAGCGAGGCAGACAATGGCATCAGAGCGCTGAAAAAGAAGTATCAGGGTGTCTATGATGAGGACGGACGGTATCACGAGGGAGCGGCAACGCTTATATCACGGTCAAAATCCGAGATCCAGGTGGTAAAGCGCCGCGGAAACCCCGTCATTGACAAGGATACCGGAGAGCAGAGTTGGAAAGAAAGCTACGAGACTTATACGGACAAATCCGGAAAGGAAAAGGTCCGGACTCAGACAAGCACAAAAATGGCGGAGACCAGGGACGCACATACTCTGTCCTCTGGAACTCCGCAGGAGGAAGCATATGCTGAATATGCCAACAAGATGAAGTCTCTTGCAAATCAGGCTCGCAAGGAGATGGTCACTACTGGTAATATCAGGTATGACGCTTCTGCAAAGGCTGTATATGCTAACGAGGTAGCTTCGCTCACTGCGAAACTCAACGTGGCACTGATGAACGCCCCCAGAGAACGCCACGCACAGGTGATCGCCAAATCCGTGGTCGACGCCAAACGCAGGGATAACCCGGATATGACGAAGAGCGAGATAAAGAAAGCCAATCAGCAGGCGCTGTCAGCCGCCCGTGAAAAGGTCGGTGCGAAGCGTTCCAGCGTTGTGATCACAGACCGGGAATGGGAAGCGATACAGGCTGGCGCAATAAGTGAAAACAAGCTGTCACAGATAATTCAAAATGCGGACATCGACTCGCTGCGCCAGAGGGCTACGCCGAGAACCAGAACAAAGCTGAGCCAGGCGAAGATAAACAAGATGTCGGCAATGGACGCTTCCGGCTACACCATGGCTGAAATAGCTGACGCGATGGGCGTTTCAACAACAACTGTGCGCAATTATCTTGATGGAAAGGAGTGACCATGAATGACTGAATGCAGACTGACTACATTTGACAACCCGTATGATCCGTTTGAGCAGTTTACGGATTGGTTTCTCTTTGACGAAGAGAAAGGCTACCACACCTGCGGATATCTGGGGCGCATTGCCAGAACCTCAGATTCACTTTCTGACGAGGAAAACCAGCGCGAAGTTGAGCGCGCGATAGACGAGATAATCAAGTATGATTTCCGGAACATATACCGGAAAACTACCCGTGCTGCGGTGCTGTCGGGAGCATAGGCAGGCGGCTGATATTCTGTGCCGGAACTGGGAAAAAACACTGCGATCGTGTCGGTGCGTTCCTCAGTTCCGGTAATTTCTTTTTTACTGATACTATCTGAGGAGCAGGCAGGCTTTGTACGGCTGGTTATCTCCTTTCGGGCCGGGTAAAGTTCCTGATACGGGTCTGTCTGTTCCTCAGATATTATCAGAAAAAAAGCTGTTGCAACGGAGGTGGGGACTATTGGGCAACAGGAAAAACAGTGAACTGGAAAAGTCGAAATCAGGCGTTTCCATGCGCCCGGCGCGTACTCCGGAGGCGCGGGAAAATCAGCTTATCGCGCTTGCAATAGACCAGGCAGAAAAACAGCTCCGGGATGGGACGGCTTCATCTCAGGTGATAACTCATTTCCTGAAGCTTGGCTCTTCACGGGAGCGAATGGAGAAAGAACTTCTTGAAGAAAAAACGAAGCTGGCGCAGGCTAAGACAGAGACTCTGGAATCCGGAAAGAGGATGACGGAGCTGTTTGAGCAGGCTATGGACGCGCTCAGGGGATACCGCGGCGATACTGACGAGGAGGACGAGGAATGAGACCGGGCAGGATCAGGAGATATTCAGATCTTACAGAGCTTGGAACATTTGAGGAAAGGTTCAGATATCTCAGCCTTGGAGGGGCGGTCGGCGGGGATACATTCGGCTTTGACCGATATCTGAACCAGCAGTTCTATCGTTCTGCTGAATGGAAAAGAGCCCGTGATATCGTGATATCGCGTGACAGAGGGTGCGATCTTGGTATACCCGGTCGGGAGATACAGGGCAAGATACTGGTACACCATATGAATCCGCTGACTGTGGCTGATATTCAGGGCGGCTGGGAGTTCATGCTTGATCCGGAGTTCCTTGTCTGCGTATCGCACGAAACGCATAACGCGATACATTACGGGGACAAGAGCGTGTGCGGGGCTGATATCCCGGTAGAAAGACATCCCGGGGACACAGCGCCATGGAAACGGACGACACTGGAGGTGAAAGCGGTATGAACGAAGAAAGTATACTCGGCACGGTAAAGAAAGCGCTTGGCATAGAGCAGGACGTGGACGCGTTTGACGAGGTGCTCGTCATGCATATAAACACGGCGCTGTCCGTGCTGGCCCAGCTTGGAGCAGGTCCGGAGGACGGGCTTTATATCACCGGGAATGATGTTACATGGAAGCAGCTTATCGGCGAGAACAGCCTGCTTTCACTGGTCAAGACCTATGTCTGCCAAAAGGTGCGGCTGATATTTGACCCGCCGCTTACATCCTCGGTACTGGACGCTATGGAGCGAAGTCTCAAAGAGATGGAATGGCGGATATTGGCGGTGACTGATATCTCTGCTGACAGTGGGGACGTCACTGAATGTGTTGACAGAGAAGCACGGGCGGAGATAGCGGAACACGCGGTATTGGAGGTAAATAATGGCTGAACTTTGTCATCACGGCATACTTGGAATGAAGTGGGGCGTCCGGAAATTTCAAAATAAGGACGGTTCACTGACTGCCGCAGGACGTAAAAGATATGACACTGATATTAAAAGTGCTGAGCAGCGCGTACAGAAAGCGAAAGCGGACGCTAAAGAAGCGAAACGTGCAATGCAGCGGGAAGCAGTCACCAACACATTTATTAATGGTGGTGTCGCTTCAAAAGAGACGCGCGAAAAATATAAAAATGCGCTGGACAGAACTGAATGGGAGAAAAAGAAGCTTTCAGACGAGAAAACAAAGGGAGCGCTCAACCGTACCTCTGGTAAGAAATCCAAACACCGGATCGCCCTTGAACAGAAATACATGGAAAAGGGAATGTCTGCCGAGGAGGCTGAGGTTGCCGCTTATAAGAGAATACGCACTGAACGCGCCATTGCTGTCGCAGGAGGAGTGACTATTGCTGCTGCTGCGGCTTATACTGCGTACAAGCACTGGGATCTCAATGCGGACAAGATACTTAAGTCCGGAGTGGAGCTGAAGAATATCTCAAACACAGATAAGCTCGACGTTTCAAGGCAGTTCTATGCAGCATACAAGAAGCCGGACGTCAAGAAATATCTGGGACTATACGGCGGTCAGATAATCGGAGGTCAGGGACCTGACGCTGTAAAGCAGACCACCATCGGTATAAACGGCAGTCTGAAGATAGCCGGGAGAAAGACGGCGGCAAAGACGCTTGCTGATATGGTCGGGAAGAACCCGGAGCTTTTAAACAGTCTGAAAGATGACCTTGAAAGCTATCGAACCAGAGTTTCGGGGGCTTTTACATCAGCGGGAAAATCACTGACCAGAAGAGCGGAACGCGACCTTTCACGTGACAAAATAAGCAAGAATGTTTATGACGTTCTTAATTCTGTTCAGACACTTGGCGGCGGGCAGAGTGGCGCAGGCAAAAAGCTGTACTCGGAGTTGACAAAAGCAGGATATGACGCTATAATAGATGTGAACGACAAGAAATATGGCGGCTACAACGCCAAAAGCCCGGTGATCGTGTTCAACGGCGCTGCCAAGACCGTTGTCAAGGCTGTAAGAAATGTTAGTGAAAACGAGGTAAGCAAAGCCTCTATACCGGAAACAGCCAAGGTTATGGTCAGCCAGTACCTGAAATCTCAGATACCGTGGGCGGCTGCCGGAGCGGCGACTGCAGCAACTGTAAAGGGCGTGAAAGCGCATAACAATATTCAGAAGCGAAATCTGATCGTTTCTGAATACAAGAAAGAACACCCCGGCACAAAGCTTACATACGACCAGATACTCAATAACTACTACGGTTCAAAATAAGGAGGAATTCATATGAAGAGCGGAGCAATATTCGGGCTGTGCATGCTCGGCGGAATCGCAGTGCAGGGAATCAGCCAGATGATAAGATATCCGGCTGCGAAAAAGGGAGCAGAGGAACTTGTCAGGCGCATTCCGGAGATGTCAGCGGAGGAAATGGACGGTATTCTTAAACTGAACCGTCCCCTTCCCTGTCTGCCGTTTGATATCTGCGGGCGCGTAAGGAATGAGGCGCTCGGCGAGGTCGTAAAGGCTCTCCGAAAGAAGAACGAAACAGGAAACGGCTGATATCCCCATAAAAATTACCGGGCGCTTTCGGGCGTCCGGCTTTTTGTTATGCGGCGGAATAGTTTACAACGGCTATTTCGGTCATGGTCTCACGGCAGCGGTCTATGATATTTTCCACGCGCTCCAGAACCGGCGCCGGGTATATCACTTCCCCGCACTGTGAACAGCGGAAGCACGGAACATTCTTTATAATGACTATCGTGTTTTCAAGCTCAGTGAAATAGGTGGCGGTGGAATTCGTCATATCGCCTTTACAGTAACAGCATTTCATGTGGCTTCCCTCCTTCGGGTCCTGAAGTCCGGTTCCCATTTCATGGGGTCGGGGTGGTACGCGGTTATAAGATATATTATCCCTTCGTCTATACTGCACACTATATGAAGCGGTGTATTTCCGGGGTCATAGAGTATCAGGCAGCTTGGATAGGGATAGTCGCTCGGATAATCTTCTATTATCTCGCCGTTATCAAAGGCTGAATAGATATCCGGTATCTTTATCCCGCGTATTTTCATCTGTTCGGCGGCGTGAGCCGTTACCATTATATTACTGCGCTCGGCTGCGGCTGAGCGTATTTCTTTTATGTCCGGCATAAGCCCTCCGATGGTGTTATTCTTTGTCTTATGACTTTATTATAACCTATATCAGTGGTTTATTCAACAGGACATTTCTGCCAAAAAACAAGACTGATTTTCGGTATTTTGCACAGGGAGGTCATATGTATAACGATTTGAAGCATTCCGGCGTACTCGGAATGAAGTGGGGCGTAAGACGGTACCAGAATAAAGATGGTACTCTTACTGCCGAGGGGAAGAAGAGGAGAAAACACCGTGATGAGCGGTCGGCTATGCGAAGCGCTTACAAGAACCGCGGCGGTCTTACCGCCACTGAACTTGAAAGTAGCATAAAGCGTCTTCAGCTAGAGAAGCAGTTCCGTGAACTTACAGAAACAGAAGTGAATCCGGGAAAGACTTATGCTGAATCAATACTCAAGGACATAGGAAAAAGAGCGCTGCCTACTATTGGAACGGGTGCTTTGCTTTATGGTGCGGTGGCGCTTTCTACCCGCTCGTTCAATCCCAAGGACTTTGCTGCGGCTATGTTCAACGGTGGAGCGAAGAAGAAGTAGCACGCGAAATTTACAACTCCTTTAATGGAAGAAGGAGAGTGACTGATTAGGAAGCTGAGGTCGCCTTAAACGCATAGCTAAGACGCTTGACGTGCATCCTCTCCCTTTTTCTGCATATAAGTTGACCACGCTAAATTTGCAAGCCCTTTAATGAAAAGAAAGGGGTGTTTTATATGAATAGATTCTTTATCGGATTAGGGGTAGGAATACTTGCTGAATGGGCGGCGCTCAATCTTAAACTGTATATACAGCAAAGATTGAATGACACCATATTTGCAAATGCTGAAAACCAATCCGAAAAGGACTTATGAATCAGATGAGCAACAAAATTGAAAGAGTTGAGTCCTTTACAGGGGCTCTTCTCTTTTTCTCATCAGGAGGTAAAAATGAAAAATGAACTTTATCATTACGGCATACCCGGAATGAAGTGGGGGTAAGGCGGTATCAGAACGCCGATGGGTCTTATACTGCCGCAGGGCACAAGAGATACAATAACAATAACAGATCGGAGTCTGTTTCCAAAACGGGCACACGCCAGGCTCGAAAAGAAAAAGTCATCAAAGCAGTAGCTAATGCTCAAAAAGTTGTTGGCGGAGTAATGCTTGCCGATCTTGGGCTACAAATGTTTTACGGAATTGATACACACCGTATCCTTGGTAATGTCGCTAACATGAGTATGAGGGCAGCACAAAAAGCGTTTTACAACATCAAACATCCATGGCACAAAGGAGCGGACGGAGTAAAGTGGCGAGTTGAGTGAACGCGGTGTTTATTTTCTTAGCACTATTTTTTTAGCAATCCCGAACGCCAGTAATCCTATTGCTGCGGCTGCGCCACCAACAACTTTTTTGAGTTTATCTGCGTCCTTACCCATGCAGTTCTGACACACTTTGTGCTTATAGCCCTCCGGCAGGTTTCGTCCGCATTTCTTGCAGGTTTCCATAATTAAAGTTCTCCTTTCAGAAGTCTGGTTTTATTCGGCAATGGCAGACTGTTTATATTGGTCTGTACGTCGCTCAGTGTCTTTGACCAGAAGCTGTCGGTGCGTTCGCTGTTGAGGTCAAGGCATTCTATCATTTTGGGTCTGGCATATGAAACGCTGAGATAGTGTGAATATGCTTTGAGAACTTCGGCGGCGGCTTCGGGCTCGCCAAGCTCCTGATAGGCTATCACCGCAGACATGGAAGCTGTGTTTATCGCATTGAGACCTATATACAGCTTGTCCATCTGCTCCTCTATTTTAGCAGAAGAGATGTGACTCGTAAGCTTGCCGATAAAGTCATCTGGCTGATTTTCTATGAAATCAAGCGAATCCTTCTGACTGAGCATGAGCTTCTGGCGGGCGGCTTCCGACTGCTGGGCTACGTTCAGGAGCGCCTGCTTTCTGAGTCCATTGTTCTTTATGTGCAGGGCTGTCAGAAGATTCTGGCGGCAGGCGTATGCTTCGGCTAATCGGTCGTTTTCCTGACCGCGGCACAGGTCTGATATCTCTTTGTGGATATTTTCAAGTGTATCGACCATCTGGGCGAGCTGCATCTGCATAGTGAAATTAGTCAGCGCGTTTAAAAGGTCGGGGGTGGTCAGAACATCCTTAAGCTCTATATGCCCTGCCCACTGGCCGTTTTTGGTGTTTCGCAGGACAGCAAGAAGTCTGCCTTTTTTGTCAACGCACATTTCCACTACACCTTCGTTCAGAAGTCTTTTCTGAAAAGGCGTCAACACGGCACGAAGCTCTGAGCGCGGGATAGCTGCTTTTATAGCGGCTATGAACGATGGAGCGGCGCACAGTGCGGACTTTATATTTTCAAGGCTGTCTCGGAATAACTGACGGTATGCGTCACGGTATTCATTATCGGCTGACAGGAATTCTGCCGGGTCGCTGGTGTAATCTTTAAGTTCCGGGTGGGTTTCTGCATCTTTCATCGTGATACATCCTTTCAATCGTCAAACTGGGGATATCCCCGTGAAATAAAGAGCTGTGCTTTTATTATTTTTAATCATATTTTTGCGTAAGCTGCGCACGCGAAATTTACAACTCCTTTAATGAAAAGAAACGAAAGGAGTGTTTTCTATTATGAACACACATTGGCACGAAACGAGAAAAGCTATAAACGCTTTCAAGAATGCAAACCCCAAGGCTTACGATGTTATATGGAAAAATGCGTACTGGGAAGGTATGCAAGAGATGTATCATCATTGCAAGCAAATGACGATTGCATGCGCGATAGGCGTTGCTGTTGGCGCAGTCGTTTGTACTACGGCTTATGTTGTTATTGATATTGCAAATAGGAGATCATGAAACTTTTTGGAGAAAAGTCCACTTACAATGGCTTTTCTCTTTTGGGTCGGTGAAAAATATGCAAAGAGTTTTCTCGTTGATTACTTACCTCATTCATCATATAAAGAACAGCCCATTTTGCACAAAGGGTATGGACCGCCGCAAGCGTTGCATCCTGATGGGATATATCCTCTATACTCTTTTTGTGTGCGCGGTGTATATTCAACCTCATCTTCTAGCTCAGTTTCCTCAAAATGATCATACGTGTCCGGGTCAATGCTGGGTTCATTAGCTTTGTCGTCATCAGAACCGGGCTTCGTATTAACTGAGAAAATAAATTTTGTGGCGAACAAGGCGGCTGCGCCTAGAACTATTCCTGCGCCAGTAATTATTTTTGCCGCAAGCGGCAGTTTCTTTTTGGGCGATGTTTTGTCTTTCATTATCTTATCCTCACATGACTGATATTTGCTCTTTCTTACTGTATTATAGCATAAAATGGCGTAAATGTCAATCCGAGGAGGATATTTTTTCAAAGGGGGTGGTAACTTGCTTTCGAATACTGCCGTTCCGCGGTATTACGCCGAATTCAGGAATGCAGTGCTTCACGGGGATATCCCCATAAACCGGGAGATCGGCATGGAGATGAACCGTATCGACGACCTTATCGCCAACCCCGGCGTGTACTACGATGATATGGCGGTCGAGGGGTGGATAAGATTCTGCGAGAATGAGCTTACGCTTACTGACGGCTCGGAGATGCACCTGCTGGACAGCTTCAAGCTGTGGGGCGAGCAGGTGTTCGGGTGGTACTACTTCGTGGAGAGGAGCGTTTACAAGCCTTATAAGGACGGACATGGTGGACGGTATGTCACGAAGCGGATAAAGAAACGGCTGATAAATAAGCAATACCTTATCGTGGCAAGAGGCGGGGCAAAATCCATGTACGTTTCGGCGATACAGAACTATTTTCTGAACATCGACCCGGCAACAACACATCAGGTCACGACTGCGCCGACTATGAAGCAGGCGGAGGAGGTGTTGTCGCCGATAAAGACGGCTATCGCGCGGGCGAGAGGTCCGCTGTTCAAGTTCCTTACCGAGGGTTCGATACGGAACACCGCCGGGTCTGCCATGGAAAGAGTGAAACTCGCCCCCACAAAAAAGGGCATAGAGAACTTCCTCACCGGGTCGCTGCTTGAAATACGCCCCATGAGCATAGACAAGCTTCAGGGGCTTAACAGTCGCATAAATACGGTGGACGAGTGGCTGTCGGGAGATGTGAGGGAGGACGTTATCGGCGCTCTGGAGCAGGGCGCTTCAAAGAACGACGACTATCTCATCATTGCCATATCCTCTGAAGGCACAGTGAGGAACGGCGTGGGTGATTCCATCAAAATGGAGCTTATGAGTATCCTGAACGGCGAATACATCAACCCTCACGTTTCGATCTTCTGGTACAAGCTGGACAGCGTGGACGAGGTGGGCGACCCGGAGATGTGGATAAAGGCAAATCCCAATCTCGGAAAGACGGTGACCTACGAAACCTATCAGCTTGAGGTCGAGAGGGCGGAGAAATCCCCAGCGGCGAGGAATGATATTCTTGCGAAGCGCTTCGGGCTTGCCATGGAGGGATACACTTACTTCTTCACCTATGAGGAAACTCTTCCGCACCGGAAACGGGATTTCTGGCAGATGCCCTGCGCGCTTGGCGGCGACCTTTCCCAGGGTGATGACTTCTGTTCGTTCACGTTCCTGTTCCCGCTGAATGATGGGTGTTTCGGGGTAAAGACGCGGAACTATATTTCGTCGCGGACGCTTATGAAGCTTCCTAGTGCTATGCGTGCAAAATACGAAACTTTTATGAACGAGGGGAGCCTTATTGTCAGCGAGGGCGTGGTGCTTGACCTGGAGGACGTTTACGACGACCTTGACAAGCACATTATGTCCTGCGGGTATGACGTTCGTGCTTTCGGCTTCGACCCGTATAACGCAAAGGAATTCGTGGAACGGTGGACGGCTGAGAACGGACCGTTCGGCGTGGAAAAGGTCATACAGGGCGCAAAGACGGAGAGCGTGCCGCTTGGGGAGCTTAAAAAGCTGTCTGAGGAGCGTATGCTTTTGTTTGACGAGGACATCATGACCTACGCTATGGGAAACTGTATCACTATTGAGGATACAAACGGCAACAGAAAGCTGTTTAAAAAACGGCACGAGGCTAAGATAGACCCGGTTTCGGCTATGATGGACGCTTATGTGGCGTTCAAACGGAACAGGGACGCTTTTGACTGATGGGAGGTCAAAATGGAAAACAATCTGATAACGCGCGTCAAGAATGCGTGGAACGTATTCCGCAACAAGGATCCCACACGGGATAACTACAACCTCGGCACGGGGTATTATATACGCCCGGACAGACCGCGGTTCAGCCGGGGGAATGAACGTTCAATAGTGAGCGCAGTGTACAACCGCATTGCTCTGGATGTGTCCTCGGTGGACATACGCCACGTGCGGCTTGACAAGGAAGGAAAATACCTTTCGGATATTTCGAGCGGGCTGAATACCTGTCTTACGCTGGAGGCAAATACTGACCAGACAGGGCGGGCGTTCATGCAGGACGTTGTTATGTCCATGCTGGACGAAGGGCACGTTGCGATAGTCCCGGTGGAAACTGTCGGCGACCCGTGGCTTGGCTCGTCGTATGATATTCTTTCGCTCAGAACGGGGCGAGTCATCGACTGGTATCCGAAGCACGTCCGTGTGGAGCTTTATAACGAACTGACCGGGAACAGAGAAAACGTGGTCATGCCGAAAAGTGCGGTCGCTATTATTGAAAATCCGTTCTACGCGGTCATGAACGAGCCGAATTCAACGCTCCAGAGGCTTCTTCGGAAGCTGACGCTGCTTGACGGAGTGGACGAGGCTGCTTCCAGCGGAAAGCTCGACCTTATAATCCAGCTTCCGTATGTCATCAAGTCAGAAGCGAGGAAAAAGCAGGCTGAAGAGCGCAGAAAGGAACTGGAGCAGCAGCTTGCAGGCTCCAAGTACGGCATAGCCTATACAGATGGCACGGAGCATATAACTCAGCTCAACCGTTCCGTTGAAAACAATCTGATGAAGCAGATAGAATACCTGACGAGCATGCTTTACAGCCAGTTAGGCATCACTCAGGCGATATTGGACGACACCGCGGACGAGAAAACCATGCTGAATTACAACAACCGCACCATCGAACCCATAACCGCCGCGATTTCGGACGAAATGAACCGGAAGTTCCTCACAAAGACCGCACGGTCTCAGGGGCAGTCGATAAAGTGGTTCAGGGATCCGTTCAGGCTGGTGCCTGTGAACAACGTCGCCGAGATAGCGGACAAGTTCACGAGAAATGAGATAATGACCTCGAACGAGATACGTCAGGTCATTGGCATGAAGCCGTCGGACGACCCGAAGGCAAATCAGCTTGTGAACAGCAACATCGCTCAGCCGACAGGAGACGGCGACAACGGCGGCGAATCTTCCGGAGAAAAAATCGAAATACCGGATGAAGTAAAGGAGGCAATTCAAAATGGCAGAGAAAATCTATGACTTCTGCGGGTGGGCTACGCGAAACAACGTCCGCTGTGCCGACGGTCTCACTATAATGCGCGACGCGTTCAAGCACAACGACGGACAGACCGTGCCCATCGTATGGAATCATTCGCACAACGACCCGGACAACGTTCTCGGTCACGGCAGGCTTGAGAACCGCGAAGAGGGCGTTTATATCTACGGCAAATTCAACGACACTGAGCGCGGACAGCTCGCGAGAAATCTCGTTCAGCACGGGGATATCGAGGCACTGTCCATCTATGCGAACCATCTGAAGAAAAACAGTGGATTCGTAATGCACGGCGATATCCGTGAGGTGAGCCTTGTGCTTGCGGGAGCAAACCCCGGGGCTTACATAGAGGAAGTTATAAGACACGGTGATGATGACAGCGGCGAATGCGCGGTCATCTACACCGGAGAGGAGCTGGAGCTTTCGCACACCGATACGCTTAACGGCGGGGAGCTTCGCAAAAGCAATAATACTGGTGAAAAAGCTAAGAACGACTGGGAGGACAAGAAAATGGCAGAGGAAAACAAGAAGCAGGAAGAGGAAGAGACAGTCGGCGATGTGTGGGAGACAGTCGGCGATGTGTGGGAGACAGTCGGCGATGTGTGGGAAACACTCACCGAAAAGCAGAAGACCGCAGTTTACGCTGTCATTGCACAGGCGATAAAGGATAACGGCGTGGCAGACGGCACGGACACCGCAGACAGCGATGAAAAGGAGGATAAGAAAGTGAAGCACAATATTTTTGAGAGCGACCGCAGAGACGATCAGAACTGGCTCAGCCATTCCGATGAGGAAAATATCCTGAATATCGCAAAGAGCAACTCTGTCGGCTCGCTTCAGGACGCTATCAGCATCTACGCTGAGAACAACGACCACCTTGCGCACGGCTTTGACAGCATTGAAGAGCTGTTCCCCGACTATAAGGACGTAAGACCCGGCGCACCTGAGATGATCACCCGTGATCAGGGCTGGGTGAATGCAGTAATGCAGGGCTGCGACAAGTCGCCTATTTCCCGCATCAGAACACGCTTTGCCGATCTTCGTCAGGATAACCTTCGCGGCAGAGGATATGTAAAGGGCAAGAAGAAAGCCGATACCGGCAACATAAAGCTGCTCAAGCGCACCACCGATCCGCAGACGATATACTGCAAGGACGCACTTAAGCGCGACGATATCGTTGATATAACCGACTTCGATGTGGTACAGTACCAGTACAACACCATGAAGCAGATACTCAACGAGGAGATCGCAACCGCAATTATGATCGGCGACGGCCGTGCAGAGGGTGATGAGGCAAAGATCGAAGAGACCCATATCCGCTCCATCTGGAACGACGACGACCTGTACACTATCCATGCTGATATCGACATCGCGGCTGCGAAGAAGGAGCTTCAGGGCACCAACACCAGCGCTAATTTCGGCGACAACTATATTCAGGCGGAGGCGGTCATCAGCGCTTCACTGCATGCGCGCGAGCAGTACAAGGGCAGCGGCAATCTGGACTTCTACTGCACGCCGCACCTGCTGAACGTCATGCTGCTTGCAAGAGACCTCAACGGCAGACGCATCTATGATAGCAAGGCTGATCTCGCGGCGGCTCTCAATGTCGGCAATATTTATACCGTTGAGCAGTTCGAGGACAGACACAGAACGGACAAGGGCAACAATATAAAGGAACTCCTTGGTCTGTTCGTTAATCTTTCCGACTATTGTATCGGCGCGTCAAAGGGTGGTCAGATCACAAGATTCAACCAGTTTGATATCGACTTCAATCAGGAGAAGTATCTCATTGAGACAAGGATCTCCGGCGCACTGACAAGAGCTTATTCCGCTATCGCTCTGGAGAAGCTGGTAGGTGGCACCCCTTCCGTCAATAACGACCTGTAATTGAGGAGGGAAATACCATGACAAACACAATGAATTTCGGTCAGGCAATCGAGGCTCTCAAGCAGGGCAAGAGAGTTACACGCACAGGCTGGAATGGAAAGAACATGCACCTTGAACTCCAGCGTCCCGACGAACACAGCAAAATGACTCTGCCGTACATCTATATGTATACTGCGCAGGGTGATAATGTTCCGTGGCTCGCAAGCCAGACGGATATGCTGTCTGAGGACTGGGTTACCATCGAATAAGATGGCTAAGTTCTGCGGAAAGATAGGCTATGCGGAGACCGTTGAGACGACCCCCGGCATATGGCAGGAGCGCATAACCGAGCGAGCCTGCACCGGGGAGCTCCTCCGGAATACCCGCAGATTACAGGGTTCTGACCGGGCGAACTCTGATATCACCATAGCAAACGAGATCAGCATAATCGCAGACCCCTATGCAAACGGGAACTTTCACGCAATGAGATATATCACGTTCATGGGGTCAAAATGGAGAATAGAATCAGTCGAGGTGCAATACCCCCGGCTGATACTTTCCATCGGCGGAATTTACAACGGAGAAACGGCGGAGGACAGCGATGACAAGGCTTGAACTTCACAGAATTCTGACTGATATTTCCGGAGTAAGAGGCGTTTACTACCAGCCGCCCGAAAGCCTAAAGCTGAAATACCCGGCAATTATTTACTCCCGGTCACGTATCGGGAACATACACGCTGATAACAGGGTTTATCGGCAGGACAACACATACGAACTCATCGTAGTCGGGGCTTCTCCGGACAGTACACTGGCTGAAACAGTCGCGGCGCTGCCTATGTGCAGGCATGACAGGCACTATGTTTCGGACAATCTTGACCACGATGTTTTCACTATTACGATCTAAGGAGGATATTTTTATGCCTAAGTTAGTCTGGGATCAGACAGGAGAAAAGCGCTACGAGACCGGCGTTGACAGGGGCGTCCTTTATCCCAAGGACACCAGCGGAGCATACCCCAGCGGTGTTGCGTGGAACGGTCTTACAAAGGTTTCTGAAAGTCCGTCAGGAGCTGAGAACACCGACCTTTATGCAGACAATGCAAAGTATCTGTCGCTGACCTCGGCTGAGGATTTCGGCGGCACTATCGAGGCTTACACCTATCCGGACGAGTTCATGGCTTGCGATGGCTCTGCCGATCTTGCGCCGGGTATCGTGGTAACACAGCAGGACAGACAGCACTTCGGCTTCTCATGGAGAACTCTTATCGGCAACGACGTCGAGGGCACAAAGCACGGATACAAGATACATATTGCATATGACGCTGTTGCGAAGCCCTCAAGCAAGGACGACTCCACTGTGAACGACAGCCCGGAGGCGGTTTCTTTCTCATGGGAATTCTCAACGACCCCCGTTGCTGTGAACAAGGACGGCTTCAAACCTACCGCGCATATCATCATTGACTCCACAAAGCTTGATGAGGGCAAACTCCAGAAGCTGGAGGAGATCCTCTATGGCTCTGAGAATGCAAAGGCGAGACTTCCGCTGCCGGACGAGATATTATCCGTCATCACTGCGGTTTAAGACTTCGCTTTCTTCAAAATGAAGCGGCGGGCGGACTTCTGCCGCTTCTTTTATTCCCCATGCGGGGGATCAAACCGATCGCTGCCTGGCAGCGCCGGGATATTTTATCTACGAAAGGAAAAACACTATGCTTACCAAAACTATCACCTACACCGATTACAACGGGGCTGAAAGAACTGAAAAGTTCTACTTCAACCTTACGCAGACCGAGCTTCTCGACCTTGAGCTTGACACTCCGGACGGCATGGAGAAGCTTGTGAAGTCGCTTATCGAGAAGAATGATAACCGGGCTATCATCGCGCTTGTGAAGAAGTTCCTGCACAAGTCCTACGGCGTTAAGTCCGACGATGGCAAGCGCCTTATCAAGAACGACAAGGTGCTTGAAGAGTTCATGCAGACGGAGGCTTATTCGAAGCTTTTCATGGAGCTTGCTTCTGACGCAGAGAAGTCTGCCGCATTCTTCAGCGGGCTTGTATCCGGCGCGCCTGCCGCCCCGGCTGTGAAGCCTGCGCAGGGCTGATAAGCGCGTATGCTCCGGATAACAGTTCCTGAAACGGAGCGCTGGGACAGCCAGAGGGAGGAATTCGTATATACGAAGCGGCAGGAACTTCAATTAGAACACTCTCTCGTTTCGCTGTCAAAATGGGAAGCACGGTGGAACAAACCTTTCCTGTCGCGGGAGGACAAGACCACGGAGGAGATATCCGACTATGTGCGGTGCATGACGCTTACGCAGAATGTTCCGGACGAGGTCTACGGCTGCCTTTCGCAGGAAAATATTTCGCAGATAGAAAAGTACATTGAGGCTCCCATGACTGCCACCACATTTTCGCCTGATCCGGCGGAGAGCGGCGGCAGGTCGATAATCACAGCGGAGATCATTTATTACTGGATGGTCTCTTTCAATATCCCCTTTGAATGCCAGAAATGGCACCTTAACCGACTGCTCACGCTTATAAAGGTCTGCGAAAGGAAGAGCCGTCCGGCGAGAAAGCGCAGCCAGCATGAGATCGCGGCGCGAAATCGTTCGCTCAACACCCAGCGGAGGGCGCGGCTCGGTTCAAGGGGATAAATCCAGAAAACGGTCAAAATGGCGGCGGCGTGGGTGCGGACTTGTCTGCTGCCTTTTTACCGGAACATATCGTGAAAGGAGGTTCACGGCAATATGAAAACCGACTGGAAAAGAAAGCTGACAAGCCGGAAACTGTGGCTTGCGGTGGCAGCGCTCGTCACCGGGCTTATTCTTGCATTCGGCGGCGGGCAGAGCGACGCACAGACCGTATCGGGCTGTATCATGTCGCTTGGCTCGGTGGTCGCTTACATCGTAGGCGAGGGACTTGTAGACAGATCGCATGCCGGGGATAATTCCACCGGCGGCATGGAGGACGATGAAGATGGCTAAGACGACTAAGAGCAAGACGATGGTACACGGCGTTGATATTTCGTACTGTCAGACAGGACTTGATTATGGAAAGCTGCGTGACGACGGAATACAGTTCGTTATGATACGCGCCGGATACACCGGGACAGCCTCGCATAAGCAGCACGCTGACAATATGCTTTCAAAGCACGTTAAGGGATGCACTGCTGCTGGTCTGCCTTATGGGTACTACTGGTACTCTGCGGCGAGAACGGTAAAGGAGGCCCAAAAGGAGGCGCGGTTCTGCGCTTCGCTGATGAAGAAATACCCGAAGCCAGATTATCCGGTGTTCCTTGACCTTGAGGAGCAGCTCATTGCTGACACCGGAAAGGATAATGCGACTGACATCTGCTTCGCTTTCATCAATGAAATGAACTACCTTGGATACCCTTCCGGTATTTACACGAATCCGGACTGGCTTGAAAACAAGCTTGACAAATCAAGGCTCGTGGGCAGGCTGGATATCTGGCTTGCACACTGGACAAACTCCTGCGGCTGCGAGTATGGTCAGGTCATGTGGCAGAGCGGGCTTAAATATTCCGCCGGGAAGATGATAGACTATAACACCTGCTACATAGACTACCCGAAGAAAACTGCGGCGTGGTATCAGAAGCATTTCAAGACGACTGGTACAAGCGGTGCAAAGCCTGCCGCAAAGTCGGTCGCGCAGCTTGCGCAGGAGTGTATCGAGGGCAAGTGGGGCAACGGCGCTGTGCGCAAGTCAAGGCTCACTGCCGCCGGATACGACTACCAGAAGGTGCAGGCGAAGGTCAACAGTCTGCTTGCGGCGAAGAAGCGCTGATATCCGACACACGTCCCGGAGCAGCTGAAATGTTCTGCCGGGCTGTTTCGAGGGCGTTCAGCAAACGTTTATTATTTCATTTTACGCATTGGAGGGGGTTCGCGCTCTTTTCAATGCGTTTTGTTTTTTTTTTGCGAATGGGGTGCGGAAATGATAAAATTCAGGCACAAGGGGGACTTTTCCGGGCTGGAAAGATACCTCGGACGTTCTGCGGAGGGTATTCCACTGAGCGTTCTTGATAAATATGGGCAAGAGGGCGTAAGGGCGCTGTCTGCTTCCACACCAAAAGACACCGGGACTACTGCCGGATCGTGGTATTACAGGACTGAAAAGTCAAAGGGAGTGCTGAAGCTGATATTCTGCAACTCGAACATTCAAAATGGAACGCCGGTGGCGGTGGTCATTCAATATGGACACGCGGCGAGAAACGGCGGCTTTGTACAGGGACGGGACTATATCAATCCTGCGCTTCGCCCGATATTTGACAGGCTGGCGCAGGAAGCATGGGAGGAGGTAAGAAAGAGATGAGTACTGAAATAGACGAGCGCGTCGTCGAAATGGACTTTGACAACCGGAAATTCGAACGCGGCGTAAGCCAGAGTCTGGGTACTCTCGGAAAGCTGCGCAGGGCGCTTAAGCTTGACGGGGCGGCTGACGGTCTGGAGGCGGTGGATGAGGCTGCGAACGGGGTCGATCTTTCGCCGCTGGTAAGCGCTGCTGAAGCGGTGAGTGCGAAATTCTCCGCGCTTGAAGTCATTGGCATAACCGCGCTGTCGAACATCACAAATTCTGCGATAAACACTGGAAAACAGCTTGTGAAATCGCTTACCGTGGATCAGATATCAGCAGGATTTGACAAATTCACGGACAAGACCACCTCTGTTGCGACTTTGGTTTCACAGGGCTATGAACTGAAAGATGTAAACGAGCAGCTTTCAAGGCTCAACTGGTTTACTGATGAAACCAGCTACAACTTCACCGATATGGTGGCGAATATCGCAAAGTTCACCGCCACCGGGCAGGATCTGAACACCTCTGTTACGGCTATGGAGGGTATCGCGAACTGGGCGGCGCTTTCGGGTCAGAACGCGGCGACTGCGAGCCGTGCCATGTATCAGATTTCGCAGGCAATGGGCGCCGGCGTAATGCGCAAGGAGGACTATCAGTCGATTCAAAATGCGTCAATGGACACCGAGGAATTCCGGCAGAAGTGTCTTGACGCGGGCGTTGCCCTTGGCACGCTGAAAAAGAACGCAGACGATACCTATACCTCGCTTATATCGGACAAGGGCGCTTTTACGAAATCACAGTTCGTTGAACATCTCACGCAGGACGCGTGGATGACCTCGGACGTAATGATGAAGGTGTTCGGGGACTACTCTGCGGCAGTCGACCAGATATACGAATACGCCGATGAAAAGAGCATAACCGCTTCAAAGGCTATTGAAGAACTCGGCGATAACGTTGACAAATTCGGGCTGAAGGCGTTTAAGGCGGCACAGGAGGCGCGTTCATGGGGCGACGCAGTTGACTCAGTAAAGGACGCTGTAAGCACCGGGTGGATGACCTCCTTTGAACTGATATTCGGCGACCAGAAAGAGGCTACCGTACTCTGGACGGACCTTGCGAACGCTATGTATGACGCTTTTGCGGCTGGCGGAGAGGTGAGAAACGAGCTCCTGGAGGGTTGGAACGCCCTCGGCGGCAGGACGCGGCTGATAGAGGCTTTCTGGAATGTCTGGAACGGGGTTGCTTCTATAATCGAGCCTATCAAAAAAGCGTTTCATGATATTTTCCCGCCTGCTACGGTTGGCACGCTGATGGATATTACAGTTGCTCTGCGTAAGTTCACATCTTATCTTATCCTTACGGAGGAGCAGGCTGACAAGGTGCGCTCTATTTTCCGGGGGATATTCTCGGTGCTTGGCGTGCTTGTGAAGCTGGTCAAGACTGCGGCTTCCGTGGTGTTTTCTGTGCTTAAGAGCCTATCTGGGCTTGGCGCTGTGCTTCTGAACGCTGCCGCGGCTATCGGGGATATGCTGACTGCCGTACACAAGGCGGTGACGCAGAATGATATTTTCGCGCAGATACTGGAAAAGGTCACCGGGGCGCTTTCTGTCGTCAGCGAAAAGGTCAGAGAATTTGTTTCGGCGCTGAACGAGCGGCTAAACACTGCTCATTTCGAGGCGCTGGGCAATATTTTCGGTACACTTTTCGGTCTGGTCGTGAAGCTTGGCGGGGCGCTCGTATCCCTTGGAAAACAGGTGGGCGGCGCTCTTTCCAAAGCTTTCAACACCGGAGGAATAAAGGGTGTTATAGACATCGTGAACGGCGGTATATTCGCCGGGATACTCCTCAACATACGAAAATTCACAAAGGGTTTCACTGACGCTTTCGGGGGCGTTAATGATATCCTTGGAGGGGTCACCGGAATACTGGACGGCGTGAAGGGCTGTCTTCAGGGGTGGCAGGAGCAGCTTAAAGCCGGAACTCTGATGAAGATAGCGCAGGCTGTTGGGATCCTTTCGGTATCACTGCTGCTGCTTGCAAGCATTGACCAGGAGCGGCTGACATCGGCGCTGGCTGGGCTTAGTGTACTGTTTGTCGAGCTTATGGGGTCGCTTGCGGCATTCAACAAGATGAACGTCAAAATGACGGGCACGGTAAAGGCTGTCGCGGTCATGAACGGAATGGCTGTGGCGGTGCTGATATTATCGGCTGCTATGAAAAACCTTGTCTCACTTGACTGGAACGGCATAGCAAAGGGGCTTACCGGGGTCGCTGTACTTATGACGGAACTTATATTTGCCGCAAAGGGGCTTTCGACTATAAAGGGTCGGGCGGTAAAGGGCGCGGCGGGGCTTGTTATCCTTGCGGCTGCGCTTAAGATCATGGCTTCGGTATGTGCTGACCTTGCAAGGCTGAGCTGGGAAGAACTGGCTAAAGGGCTTGCAGGTATTGCAGTGCTGCTTGCAGAACTGGATATTTTCCTCAACACCGCGAAATTCGGCAAGAGGGCTTTCAGCACTTCTGCTGGTATGGTCGTGCTTGCGGCTGCGCTTAAAATTATGGCTTCCGTCTGCGCCGACCTTGCGAAGCTCAGCTGGGGCGACCTTGGCAAGGGGCTTGCTGGTATTGCGGGGCTTCTGGCTGAGATAACACTGTTTGTGAATCTCACGGGAAAAGCCAAGCATGTTATATCCACAGGCATAGCGCTTGCGGCTATCGGCGGCGCACTTAAGATATTTGCTTCTGTCTGCACTGACCTTGCGAAGCTTAGCTGGGAGGGGCTTGCAAAGGGCTTATCCGGCATTGCGGGGGCGCTTGCTGCGGTGACTATCGCAGTGCGTCTCATGCCGAAAAATCTTATCGGTATCGGGGCGGGACTGGTCATAGTCGGTGCAGCGGTCGCAATACTGGCTGACTCTCTGATGAAAATAGGCGGAATGAGCTGGGAGGGCATTACAAAGGGTCTTGTTGCTGTAGGCGGCTCACTGCTGATATTTGCGGCGGCTCTCAATATGATGAAGCGCACGGCGGCGGGTTCTGCTTCGCTGCTTATCGCGGCGGGGGCGCTTGCACTTCTCGTTCCGGAACTTAAGGCGCTTGGGAAGATGAGCGCGGGGCAGGTCGGAACGGCTTTGCTCACGCTTGCGGGGGCATTTACCGTTATAGGGCTTTCTGCGCTGCTTCTTAAACCTCTGGTCGGTACTATAATAAAGCTGTCTGCGGCGGTGGCACTGTTCGGCGTGGGGTGTGTGCTTGCGGGAGCGGGTATCCTTGCCCTTTCCGCCGGTATCACTGCCCTTTCAGCAAGCCTCATGGTGGCTGCCGGCTCGCTTGGCGAGATAATCGTTGTGATATGCACCTCGATAACCTCCAGTGCGGACAGTATTGCGGAGGCTCTGACAGCGCTCGTGAGGGCGGTGTGCAAGTCCATATCTGAGACTATTCCCGTGCTTGCTGAAACATTAACAACTGTTGCGTTACAGGTGCTTTCATCGCTGAGGGACAATCTGCCGCAGATGGTCGATCTGGTGTTTGACATTCTGTCTGAACTTCTGGATAAGCTCGAAATAAAGTTTCCGGCGCTTGCCCAGAAAGCGGTCAAAATGATAAAGACTCTGTTCGACGCTATAGACAGCGCTCTTGGTGACGGCGGGCTTGAGGAGCTTATGGTGACTATCGCGGCTGTTGCGGGGGTGTTCCTTGCGATCGCTGCCGCTGCCAAGCTGATATCTTCCATCGACATAAAAGGGGCACTTAAGGGTATCGCAGGATTTGCCATTGCTGTCGGCGGCATGACTGCTGTACTTATAGTCCTTGGTGCTCTTGGTCAGATACCCGGTGTAAGCTGGCTCATTGACGAGGGCGGAAAGATATTCACGAAGCTGGGCAAGGCTATCGGTGCGTTTGCAGGAAGCCTTATAACGGCATTCCTTGAAGCTATGCCGGATGATATTTCCGGTGTGGTGGGCGCTATCGCGAATATAGGACTTATTATTGCGGCTTTCAAACCGATGATGACCGCACTGGAGGGCGTGGACTTCAAGACGGCGCTGACGGTGGTCGGCGTGGCGGCTGCGGCTGTCGTGGGGCTTGTGGCACTGCTTGCAGCTCTGGGCGGTCTGGCGCAGATACCCGGTCTTATGTGGATAGTGGGCGAAGGCGCGAAGCTTCTCTGCGCGATCGGCGACGCTATCGGCGGATTTGTCGGCAGCATCATAAACGGCATGGCTAAGGCGCTCACTGTTGATATTTCTCAGGTGATAAACGCGCTGCTTTCCGTTGTTGGAGTTGTCGCTGCTGTCGCTGAATGCTCGAAGGTCATTGAGAACGTCAAGCTTGCGGGCATGGCGGAGGGTATTCTGGGTATTGCAATAGCTATCCTCGGAATGACCGCGATACTGGCGGCACTTGGCGGTCTGGCAATGATACCGGGCTTCGATGAAATAATGAGCGGCGGCGCTGATATTCTGCTTGACCTCGGTTCTATACTCGGCAAATTTGTCGGAAACATCATCGGCGGCATTGGTCAGGGTATAACCGGAAGTCTTCCGCAGATGGGTAATGACCTTAGTCTGTTCATGACAAACATTACCCCGTTCATTGAGGGTATCCGTTCAATAGACAGCGCGGTGCTTGACGGCGTGCTTGCACTGTCCGGGGCTATTCTGGCGCTCACCGGGGCGGAGCTTATTCAGGGCATCGCTTCGTTCCTCGGCGGGGGTATGTCGATCGCCGATTTCGGAAAGGACATTGCGGCTTTCGGTCCGTGCCTGGTCGAATTCTCGGACAGTGTTGCCGGAATCGACGGTGAAAATGTTAAAAACGCGGCTGACGCTGCGAGGGCGCTTGCAGAGATGACTTCTGCTATCCCTAACGAGGGTGGTGTTGCAAGCTGGTTCGCGGGTGAAAACAGTATC